GTACAAACTTGCTCAATGAAGCATTCCTCGAGCGTTTCGCCATCACGGTCGAGCAGGAATATCCTCCTGCTGCCACTGAGCGCAAGATTCTTGAGAAGAATTTCGCTGTTCTTGGCATCACTGACACGATTTTCATTGACCGTCTTATCACTTGGGCTGAAGTCATCCGCAAGAGTTTCTCGGATGGTGCAGTTGATGAAGTTATCTCGACTCGTCGTCTTGTTCATATCAGCAAGGCATTCTCTATCTTCAACAATCGTTTGAAGGCAATCGAGATGTGCTTGAACCGATTCGATGCTGACACCAAGACTGCGTTCTTGGATCTGTATACGAAGGTTGATGCTGAGGCGACTCCTGCTCCTGCTCCTGCTGTTGTGGATTGGAATGATATAACGATTGAGAAAAACCAATCCACTTTGTCCGAACGATTCTCATACAAGGGTGAGTCTGTGGAATTCTCAGTAGATGAGATTCATGAGTTCTATAAGCAGGGTCTCACAGAGGAAACCATCAGGGCACGAATTCTTGATACTCTTAGCATCATTGTTGCGGCGAAGGAGTGAAGTAATGGAACTGCAAGAAAAGGTGAATGTGTTTCTTGACAAACTTCGCGAGTCTGGTGCAATCAATATGTTTGGTGCCGCACCGTATGTCTCTGATGCTTTTGGTGTCAGCAAGTATGAGGCTCGCGATCTTGTCAAGAATTGGATGGAGACTTTTGCTGAGAGGCACAAGCAATAATTATGGGTCTTGATATGTATTTGAATGCGAAGCGGTATCTTTCGGATTACAACGAAGCCGACCTCGCAAAGAAGAGAGAGATGATGAATCTCTTTCCCGAGTTGGCTGTTTACCTGACACAGGAAAACGGTCATCCTATTAAAGAGATTAATGCTAGTGTTGGCTATTGGCGAAAGGCAAATGCAATCCATGGTTGGTTTGTGCAAGAAGTGCAAGAAGGCGAAGATGATTGCAAAGAATATTATGTCAGCAGAGAAAAACTTGAGGAGTTGAAGAATCTCTGCGAACAGGTCTTGGCGAATCGTTCTCTTGCTGCAGAACTCTTGCCGTCGACCAGTGGGTTCTTTTTTGGAGGCACTGAGTATGATGATTGGTATTTCAGCGACCTTGAGTTGACTGTTGAAATTGTCAACGATACACTTTTGCTTTCTGAGAAGGATTGGAATTTTTACTATCAGTCTAGTTGGTAAGCAATAGTTTACTTTTGGGATTTGTTATTATATAATAACAAGTATATCGCAAGGAAAGCCCCAATCTTGCGGTATTATTGAAGGGGTGTTTTTGTGAAGGTATATTTTATGTCTAATGCTCTTAACTCGTTTGTTTCTTATCTTGCTGACGGCAACACTCTGACTTCGCGTCAGGTTCGCGCAATGTTCAAGGTTGACAATGCTGCTGATCTTGCTTACCGCGCACGCAATGAGGGTATCTCGGTTTACACAAACCGTGTTACTAACTCGCGTGGTGAGAAGGTGTTTGCGTATCGCCTTGGCAATCCTTCGACTCAGTTTGAGAAGTATCTCAACCAGGGTCATATTGCTCGTGCTCGCAAGACTCTCTACCGCAACGCAATCAGCGTTTCGATGACTGCCTAATTTCTAGGCTAAACCATTCTGGTTTCTGTGGGGGCAGTTCTTGCCCCCACAGTTTCATTTGCGGTTCGGAAAATACTGGGGTTGACATTGCACCTTGCTGGATATATAATATCATGAGCAGGAGAAATTTATGACAAAGATTATTATTGCAAAATCAAAAATGGATAGCGAGCATTTGCTTGGACAATTTTTGGATGAATCGCATTTTGATACTGTGATCAATGAAGACACTGATTGCTATCTTCATAGTGAAGATGAAAGTAATATTGCATTCAAGTTTCGTAAAAATTATTTCAGCAAACAAGAGCAAGATGCTGCATATACTGGATTGCGTGAAGCAGCAACACCAACGCAGAATCGTGGACTTGCTGCTGGACCAAAGGGCGAGAAGTGTGGCAATCGCGAATGGGTAACTGAATTTCAATTGCGCGTTCTAGACTTCTTCAAGAAGCAGCCAGAGAATTCTGTCATTCCTGTCAACATCAAAGAAGAAATCGAGTTACTTCGAGCAAAATATGACAATGCAGATTCATCGCGTGGGCTTGTTTGGCTCAGCGTCAAGGTGAGAGAAGATGACTTTGACTTTGAGAAGTGGCTCAAGAAAGTCGCTAAGATGTCAATCAAAGAGCGCAAGGAAGAAGCGCGTGGTGTTGAAGAAACTTATATTTCAGACACGACTTATGCCAATGTAGTGTTATCTGGCATTGCTGGATGGTTTGATCGTTATCCTCGTATTCCATATGGTCGAGCAACTGCATATACGCAAAACTCATATGATAAATTCAAATTATCATTTCCATTCTTACAAACACTCGATCGTGGTTTTGCGGAGTTACTTCCAACTCGTCATGCAGCGCAACGTGCTGCTGCGGATAAAATCGATCCAGCATTCCTAGTCCCTGAGACTGTATTCACTACAATTACAGTTAACAAAACATTTAGAACAGCAGCGCATCGCGATGCTGGTGACTTTACTGAAGGTTTAAGCAATCTTCTTGTTCTATCTAACAATGGTAATTATACAGGTGGATATTTGATTCTTCCTGAAGTTCGTATTGCTGTGAATGTGCGACCTGGTGATCTCCTGCTCGTAAATAATCATGAGTACATCCACGGCAATACACCTATTGAGTTGCAAGACGAAACTGCAGAGCGTATAAGTCTTGTTTGTTATTTGCGTGAAAAGATGCTCGAACTTGGGAGCAAAGAGTATGAAGATCATCGATTTAATTATGTTGAGTGCCGTAGAAAAAACAAAGAACATCCACTCCAACGAAAACTTTGGAATGGCATTTCCGAAGGAATGTGGTCAGAAAAAGAATGGTATGACTATCTGGAAAGAGTTGGTGGAAGGGCAATGGTTGAGAAATATCACCCAGAAGCATACAGAAAAGAATCAACTCTAGAAGATATGTTCGGTTAATATGTGCGCAATCATTGGTGCTTATATTGAAAGACCAAGTTCTCGAGACTTGCTCATGCTTGCTGATGTTTTCCGCGAGTCTAGTATTCGTGGATTACACGCAACTGGTATTTCTTGGGTGCGTGATGGCGAAGTCAAAACTCGCATTGATGCTAAACCAGCCACACAGTTTTTAGAATCACTCGATCTAAACAATTGTGTGAATGAAGATGGCAATCTATATCTAATTGGTCATTGCCGATACTCTACTTCTGATCTTGAGTTCAATCAGCCGCTGTGGAATGAGAATATTTCTATTGTACACAATGGCGTTGTGAGTCAAGAGATGCCAGAGAACTGGGAACGTCTCTACGATTACAAATGTAAGACTCGAAACGACAGTGAGTTGATTCTTCATACTTTGGAAGCAGATAAATCCCCTCTTGTAGAATTTCCTGATGCTTCAATGGCTGTTGTTGAATTATATAAAGAAAAACAATTGCGTTTTTATCGCAACGGTAAACGCCCAATTTACTTTACTTCTTTACGCAATGGAGTTATAATTACTTCAACGAAAGACATTGCCATCCGCGCTGACCTCAAAGATCCTGTTGAGGTTGGTATGAATGAATATGTCACTGTGGCACAAAATGTCTTTCGTACTCATCTTATTTTGATTGATAACGCAAAGGACCTACAGCATGTACGATAAATCAACGTTTACATATGGTGCCGAAATCGAATGGGGTGATATCGATCGTCGTATGGATATCCCACCAACTTTGGGTAAATGGGAATATGCTGAAACAGATATCGTAAATATTCATCCACCATATCAATATCGTGCTTGCGATCCGCTCGGCAAAGAGCCACCATATGGCGGTGAAGTCAATATGATGCCAACTAAGACTTGGCAGGAACAGGTTGACCGCGTGATGAGATTGTGGGAAATGTTTATTGAGTATGGTAACAAGCCTTCGGCTTCTTGTGTCAATCATGGACATATTCATGTATTTGTTCCAGGGCTGAAAGATGATATTGCTGGATTAAAGAGATTGGTTGGATACATTCAAGACAATCAGGAAGATACAATTCAAGCCTGTTATCAATTTCATGAAACATCTGAGATGAAGCAGTGCGAAGGCGCGAAGATGTATCTGAAGTTTGATGGCGGTCGCCCAATGCCTGAGTATATGTGCGATAACATTATTGAACTTGCCACTGACTTCAATCACTTTATTAAGTTGCACGCTGCAGGCAAGGATGGCGTATCAATGGGTCGACCTTTTAGATACGCAATCAATACTTACTGTATGAAGCATACTGGTACAATTGAGTTCCGCTGCTTCCGCGCAACTACAAAGCGAGAAGAGTTAGAATCTCAATTTAGATTCGTGGAAATGTTCATGGATGCTGCACTGAATCAGGGTCCCTCAGTTCGGGAGATTCTTGCTAATAACCAATTCACATTTCCACCATTTAAGTGGAATTTGGATGAATATCATGGATGGCAGCAAACCAAGTATCCAAAAGAGCGTGGAGAAAAGAAACGCGAGTTCCATGACGTTGCGTGAAACAAGTCGCGATGAATTTGTCGCGCATATAACTGAGAACAAGGCTGATGCTTTTGCCAAAACTTTTGTGGCGAAAGCGGATATGCAGGAACAATGGCAGTATTGTATTGGATGTTGGGACGGCGGAGAGTTAGCAGGTGCGATTATCACCACTCGCTCGAAGAAAACTCCATATGTTTTCAATCTACAATTGCTTCATACATTTGCCAAACATCGACGCAAAGGTGTTGCAAGATTATTAACTCAAGACTCTCTTGATCGAGCGCAAGGTATTGGCACCAGTTATTATCGTGTTTCAGCAGAACCTGATGCAGTTGTTTTCTATGAATCCATGGGATTTAAATTCTTAGGAAAACAAAAGAGTGGGTGTTCGCTGAGTATGTTCAAGATCAACGGTAAAAATTTCGCTGATGGTATCTATGATCTAAATGATGAAGTGATACATAAAGCAGTATATAAAAAAGGTAAAGGTGGTTGTGTCGAAGTCTTTACAACGCCGTGAACAATTCATCCGCTGGTATGCGTGGTCAATGCAATTTGGCGACTGCGATCCAGCGGTATGGATGACAAACTATATCCACCAGCGATACGAACACAATGACGAGGAACGTCTGTGGTTTGCATGGCTTTATGGTAACACTTACCAATTGCCAACTGCATGGGTTCTAAAAAATGAATTCCCAGACTATGAACTCGCCACTGTGGATCGTATCACCTGGTGGAATAGTCACAATTACAAACGACTGCGTTATCAAACAGATACAAAGTGGAACCAAGGTCACTTGCCAGCCATGTTCGAGTCTTATCAGAAATTTATTGGCAAGAAAACTCAACGCGAGGTTCTAGAAAAATATTATGGCGACAACGAACAACAATCTTTCAACAACCTTTGGAATACTCTTAAAAATTCTCTTCACAAATTTGGTCGCTATTCCACTTGGTTTTATCTTCAGCATTTGTGCCATACTGCTGGCATTAACTGTGTACCTACTAGCCTCATGCTGGACGACTATTCTGGCTCTCGCTCACATCGTAATGGTTTGCATCTCGCCCTCGGGCAAGACGACAAATATGATTCGAAACTCACTGTATCAGAATGCGCAGACCTTGAAGATGCTGCCAAGGACATTCTTGAGGAAACCAGATCTCGATTCCCAGAATTGAGAAATCAAATCGATTTCTTTACGATGGAGACTTGCCTTTGCTCATTCAAGAAAATCTTTCGTGAACATCATGGACGTTATCTTGGTTATTACCTTGATCGTCAATCTGAAGAAATCACTCAAGCAGAAGGTGATGGTTGGACTGGTATTGAATGGAATGTTTTGTGGCAAGCAAGAAATGAAACTCTAGATCTCAGACTTGCTCCAAGAAATAAGATCAACAAAGAAAAGTTTACTTACTTCTTGAGAACAGGTAGAATAGAGCGAATGGATTGGATGTTCGATGATGAGCATCCAGTGAAGGAAGGTTTGGAGGCATTATGGTAAAAGTGATTGCGATGGGTGGCGAACCAGCAACTGGCAAAACCACTTTAATGTTCAAGTTGATTTCAATGGCTGATGATTGGAAAACAGTTAAGCCACAGAAACTTCTTGATGCCATGTATTCAGAAAAATTAAATCTGTATATTCTTGGCAAATATGCAAATGATGGTAATGTGTTTCAGGGAACAGATCGTTTGTCAATGGCTGTACAACCAGACGCTGAGAAGTTCTTCATGGAATTAGATTATGAGAATGCGAATGTAAACGTAATCTTCGAAGGCGATCGATTGTTCAATGGCAAAATGCT